AACAAAACCTTGTCGACACTTGCGTGCTTATACGACTTAGACTAGCCCTAGTGTGAGGCTCATGCACTCCCCCTTGATTATTTGATTCTCATTGAGTCACATCTACAAATAAAAAAGGGTAGCCAACTCTCGCTGACTACCCCTTAGTTATAACACAACTAATCGACTGTGTCAATCAGTCTTTATTGGCTCTACTTCTGGCTCTTGAAGTTCGGCTTGTGGTACTGGAGGGTTTATAGGTATAACCATATTATGTTTTTCCCATAAAGCAGTATCACTATTCCAATAGGTCAAAGCATCTTTCGCTTGTCGAAGTTCAAACAACAACTCCTGCGTAGGTTTGCCATGATTTTCTATCAGCACTAAACAATTAAGAAGTTTCTTTCTTAATGTTCTTCGCCACTTCAATTCCCATGAAGTATCAACCATTGGTTTATTATCTGACATATATGTACTCCTTGTTGAGTACCTATGTTATAGCACAACTATTTATTATTGTCAATTAGACTGTATATCTCTTGTATTTTTCTATCTAGCTTGTGTAAGTCTGAATACATTTCTGGTCTATCTAAATACTTAGTCTTTAGTATTATCATATACTCGTTGACCTTTGCCAATTTAAGACTTATCTGTCGTATCTTTGTTATCATAATTATAATAAACTTTCAATTAATCTATTACCTTTTAATATATTATCTCTAGCTTTTATTACTCTTAGATTATTAGGTACATGAAGTCCACATACATTATCACCTTTTAATGGTATTATATGATCTACATGATAACCTTTTTTTCTACTTCTATATATAGATTTTATTTGTTCTAATTCTTTTTTGCCTACCCATTTAGGTATTGCTCTTATTTTTCTAGCGTGTCGCATTGCACAATTATGTGCTTTTAATAATTTACCTTTAGTTGTTTTTGAATACTTTTTATTAACTAAACTTTTTCTACCAGATTCTATATATCTTTTATTAAATATTTTTCTGGCTTTGTTATTCATCTTAAATTTATTTCTACATTTAGACGAGCAATACTTCTGATGTTTTCTTTGAGTGGTATCTACAAAACTTGTATTACAAATAGCACAACTTTTAGTAATGCTATCTGGTAAAATTCTTTTAACTTTATTATTTCTAACTATTTTGCATCTATAACTACAATAAACTTTAATTAAATTAGATGTAGTATCTTTAAATTCTGTGCTACAAATTGTGCAGTTCTTAATCATAGTTTAAATATATAATAAAAAAAGCCCCATGTCAATCTGACACAGGGCTTTACTTTAACTTAAGGGAGAAAAAGTCTGTTTAACTAAGCATGATTTGTTTAAATTGTCTCATCATGTGTTCCGATATATTATCTAGTCCATTACTATCTTTATATATATCTCTAGCTTTATTTAATTTATCTGTATTCTGTCTATGGTAATACTCAGCTTTATTCTTAGATTGAACTTCAGCTATTAGTCTGTCTGTTTGATCTGTCATAGTTTAACTCCTTTGTTATATTCATATACTACAATAAAAAAGGGGGCATGTCAATCTGACACACCCCCTTTAGGTACATTATAATTACCTCTCTTTACTATGGTTATACTGCAACGAAACTAATCAATATTCCAAGCACAATCCATAATAAAGATACATACATTATAGCTTTCATATTTTTTACCTTTCGTTATGATATAATTTTATTACAGATTAAACCTTATGTCAATTTAAAATAAAAATCACCACAACACCTTGCAGTTTATTATGTAAATACCTAGAATGAAGATATAAATAATATTGTAATATATCCCCACAAAAGTATATTAATTGAACTTAATATATAAATCATTTTTTAACTTTTGGTTTTATCTTGTTAATAGTATTTAAATAATCTTTATTATTCTTATCGACTATCTCAAATGTTGCTTTAATACCAAAATAACAAATTGAAACCGCTAAAAATAAAAGCATAAGAATTAAAAAATAAGTCATTGTCATATTTTAATTATTGTAAATGCTTTCATTAATTGCTTTTAATGTACTACTCACAACTGGAACTATTGTTTTTATTTCTTTATTGCTTTTGTTTTTAAATGTACTCTCACTAGTAGCAATAACGAGAAAACTACTCATTATTTTATTAAAAGTATTAAAATTAGAATTGAGTTTTTTTAATTCGTTCTCAATACTTGTTTTATTTTTTGTTATCATTTTATTTATTTTCCGTTGGTTAAGTTATAATATAACAATACAACTAAAAGAGGTATGCGTCAAGTGCATAGGTCAAGGGGTTAAGCTATGCAATTAATACATATTATAATGATTTTAAATAGCATATTAAAAAAGTGTTGATTTTATTATATAATTTAAAAAAGCTAGTATTTATGCGACTAATTTAAGCGATTTCAAATGATTTGATTTATATTAAAAAAGCTAATTTTTATGCTGTTAATTTAAAAAATATAATAAAATTAATAATTAATTGGACACATACGAAAAAATAAGTATATTTTTTTTATTATGAATATTTTAAAAATAAAAATTAATTTTATTGGATATTCATATAAACAATAAGGATAAAAAATGAGTAAAAATATAGCAAATAAATTATTTAATAGTATTGGAAATAATACTGTAAATAATGAAAAAACTAGCATTAATATTATTGAATATTATGTAAATTTAAATTTAGAAAATAAATTTAAAGTTGGTACTGGTTCAATATATACTTATCTAGGTGTAAAAAATAACGCGGGAATTATGAGTGAGTTAAGGGGTCAAGATACACTTGTTAAGCTACAAGCTAGAAAAAAAGTGATCGTTGACAAATTAATATTGCCTTTAGCTGATTTAAATAATTTGGTTGAAAGTGATGAGAAAAAAACCAAATTAGAAAAAAATAAGGCTAAAGCTGAAAAAAAGACTCATGTTGAAAGTGATGCGGTTGCAAATAAATCTGACGAGAAAATAAAAGCAAATGCAATTAGAACAACAGCAAATGATATTACTTATCCAACTTTGCTCTTATGCTCTTTAGATAAATCTAATTTTAGATTTAAAAATAATAGGGTTTCAATCAATGTTATGATTTTACCAATTTTTAAAACTAAAGTTTCGGGAACTGATGATGAGCCGAGCATTAAAGAATTAGACGTTTGCAAGTCTGTATTTGGTTTCGATAAATCTAAAGTAGGTGTTGAAAATGGTTCTAAAATGTTCGTTGAGTGTAATTTTTCAATATTAAAAAAACTTGCTCAAAAAATGCTATTCAATATCAAGGTTCAAAGGTCTATTGATGAGCAAAATCAAGTTGAAGATTTAGAGGAAACTACTGAGGATATAATTAAGTCTGAATATAGTGAGGACAAAGCTAGTCAAATGGTTGCTTCTATAAAATCTCAATTAACTTATTTAGATAATAATAATTCTTTAGATGGTATTTTTCAGATTGAAAACCATATTAGAGAACTAACAAACTATAATGAGAAATTAGAGGAAATAGCTGAGCCACTAAGAAAACAATCTAATAACACTATTCAAAAAGATATTTATGGATCGTGGGTTGTTGATAATTCTACATCAACAGTATTAGAGGGTAATACTATTGAAGCATTACAAAAAAACTTTAATAAAAAATTTAAAGTAGCATAATAAATAACTAAGCAACCCCCCTGGGCTATAACCTGGGGGGGTTTTTTTTTACCCGTAATAAATCTTAAGTAGTTTACAGGGGTTAGCATAGTTACAAAATTTTCCGATACCCCTAACAATATCAAGTGAGAACCACAGGAACACTAGGGAACCCCCCAACTTTTAAAATAATTAATATTTTGTAGCTTAGATAAAACCTAGGGAACCCCTAGGGTTGGCAGGGTGCCACCCACCCCCGTATATATGTATATATAGCATTACCAGAAAATCCCCAATACCCTTGTAAACCACCTAGTGGCTATATTTTAGGGTATATTATTCCGACAATATTCCTGTTAAAAATACCAAAGTATCCCCTAGGGGGTTGTACAAATACCCATAGTATAGATATATAGGCCCCCCTGGAGGTTCCTAATAACATTATACACCCTTTTATCAATTTTGTCTAGTGCCAAAACGACACATATTAAAATATTTAAAAAAATAACTTGACAAAATTGCAATATAGCACTATAATATAGTTATATATTATTCAAAGGACACACATACACGCACATTCCAATAGGAAAAAAGGGGTCATCACGAATAATATAATAAATTATGCTAGATCTAGACATAACTAAAACAAAAAAACTTCCTTTTAAGGAAATAATGGAGATAATAAACGCAAATCATGGATTCTTCTATAACAAAGACTCAAAAAAGAAACTTAACAGACATGCAAGAAAAGTTTCTAGACGTACTTTTCGGAGAAGCAAGAGGAAATCCTAGAGAAGCGGCTAGGATAGCTGGGTATTCTGACCATAGCTACCCTAAAGTTGTGCGTAATCTCAAAAAAGAAATAACAGAATTAGCAGAGAACCATTTATCGACTCACTCTGCCAAAGCAGCTACTCGGTTAACAGACCTACTAGACGAAGACGGGACCACACCACACTCTAACATTCGTCTAGCAGCTGCGAACTCCATATTGGATAGAGTGGGTTTAGGTAAAAAAGATTCTCTAGATGTAAATATGAAAGCTATGCATGGCATATTCATATTACCAGCAAAAGATGGAATCAATAAAGATCAAGAGAAGAGCTAGAACGATTCCATTTGGTTTTAAACAATCACAAGATCCAGATTATTTAGAACCTATCAAGTCAGAATTAGATGCTCTAAAGCAAGCAAGAGAATATACTAAAACTTGTTCATTTAGAGAAACGGCTAAATGGCTACATAGAAAAACAGGAAGATACATATCACATGTCGGACTTAGAAAAAGACTCGCAAGAAATAGCACCACCGAAACCGAAGAAGATAGTACAACAGAAAGCCAAGAAGTCAGTCAAACAGATACTAGCTCGAACTCGTAAGAAAGTTGCTAAAGCAGAGCAGTCACTCCGTTCTGCTAAGATGTCTGCAGAAAATACCAAAAAGAAACTGTTAACTATAGACAAAGCACTTACTGGTAAAGACACACAACTACTTACAGAAGATATAATCGAGAGTGCTCCGAAAAATGTTAAAGAGCACATAGACCAGCAAGAAGTTATCTTTAAACCTAACTCAGGTCCACAGACACAATTTCTTGCAGCTTCCGAAAGAGAAGTTTTTTATGGTGGAGCAAGAGGCGGTGGTAAATCATATGCGATGCTAGTAGATCCGCTTCGTTACTGTTCCAAACCTTTACACAGGGCACTCCTCATAAGACGTACTATGCCTGAGTTAAGAGACTTAATACAAAAGTCTCAGCTATTATACGGAAAGGCATATCCAGGAGCAAAATGGAGAGAACAAGAAAAAGAGTGGCGATTTCCTTCGGGAGCAAAGATAGAGTTTGGTTACGCAGAGAACATGACAGACGTTTTACGTTACCAAGGTCAATCATATACATGGATAGGAATAGACGAACTTCCACAATATCCTTCGCCAGATATATATAATTTTTTAAGATCTTCTTTAAGATCTGTTGATAAAGAGATACCAGTTTATTTAAGAGCTACAGGTAACCCAGGTAATGTTGGATCACAATGGGTAAAAGAAATGTTTGTAGATCCTGCCGAACCAAATACAGCTTTTGATGTAGGGATAGATACACCTAATGGTAAAAAATATATTACCAGAAGATTTATTCCAGCTAAGTTACAAGATAATCCTTATCTGATGCAGACTGATGATTATTACATTATGCTTGCATCTTTACCCGAAGCACAACGTAAACAATTTTTAGATGGAGATTGGGATGCTTACGAAGACTCAGCTTTTCCAGAATTTAGCAAAACAGCTCACGTGGTTGAACCTTTTGAAATACCTAGAGGTTGGTATAAGTTTCGTGCTGCTGACTGGGGCTATAGCTCTCCTGCTTGTGTGTTATGGTTTGCTGTTGATTATAATAATAATCTATGGATTTATAGAGAACTTTATACAAAAAAGGTTACAGCAGACTACTTTGCAAGACAAGTAGTAGATTTAGAAAAAGGTGAATATATTCACTATGGAGTATTAGACTCTAGTACATGGGCAAGAAGAGGTGATGTAGGTCCTAGTATTGCAGAGACAATGATACAAAATGGCTGTAGATGGAGACCATCAGATAGATCTCCTAAAAGTAGAATTAATGGTAAACTTGAAGTTCATAAACGTTTACGAATTGTAGATGAAGAACCAGGTATAAGAGTATTTAAAACTTGTAAAAATTTAATTAGAACTTTAGCTGCATTACCAACAGATGATAAAAATCCCGAAGATGTAGATACTAATGCAGAAGATCACGCATATGATGCATTACGTTATGGTTGTATGAGTAGACCAACACATCCTAAATTTGCAGAAAGATTTAGACTTTCATATACTCAAGACAGCTATCAAATGGCTGATAATAAATTTGGATATTAATGCCACTAAATAAAAAAGGTAAAAAAATTAAAAATTCTATGGTTAGACAATATGGTAAAACAAAAGGTACAGCCATATTTTATGCTATGGAAAATTCTGGTAAACTAAAGGATGTCAAAAAGAAAACTACCAGAACTAAATAAAAAAATTTTTCCGTATGATTTAGTAATGGCATACTGGGAAGATATTGTCAGTGACTGCTCATGGGTAGATATTCCTGACATAAAAAAATCAATCACTGCAGTATGCTGCACAGTTGGTTGGTTAGTTAAACAAGACAAAGATATAACTATATTAATGTCTGACTGTAGCTTTGAAACTAATAACAAAGAAATAAAACAAGGTGGTGGTCATACAACTATACCAACTAAAAATATATTAAAGATTAAAAAAATAAAAATCTAACAGGAGAAAGCAATGGAAGCAAAATTTGATCCAAAAGCTAAAGTTAAACAAGGCCAGTTTAGTGATGCACCTGATGGGAAAAACCCAAACAGGGAACACACTAATATTGATTTTTCTAAACACGCACCTAGAAAATATCAAGAATTTGAATATGATGTAACTGAGGTTAGTAAGCCTGGTTCAGAACATGTACAAGATTCTTTGTTTAACATGGCTGATGAAAAAGATTACTAATGAGTCTTGGACCCAAGAGCAATTTTATACCTGTCATATATGCAGGTACTAAGAAAAAAACTAAAAAGAAAAAAAATAAAAAAAGGAGAAAACCCAAATGATGAAAAGATACATGCACGGAGAGTTAGCACCAGATGCACCAAAAGCTCCAAATGAACCAATGGCAATTGATCCTAATTCAAAAATAAATCAAGGTGATATGTCTGGAGATGGTAATGATGCAAAAGGTAAGTCTAAATCAAAAGTAGATCCAGCAATCTTTAGAATGGCAGAAGAAAGAGATTATTAATTTAAATGGAAGAAGATAAAAAAGATAATAACGGCTACGAAGCTGAAGGGAGTCCTTTAGTTGGTTTAGTTCGAGATAAGTTTCAACAAGCTGAAACATCTAAAGTCTATGATGAAAAAAGATGGTTAAAAGCATATAGAAACTATAGAGGACTGTATGGACCAGAAATGGCTTTTCGTGAAAATGAAAAGTCAAGAGTATTTGTTAAAA